TGCAAACTTACCTCCGGTGCATTGTTTTGTACGCAAAGAATTTTTGTATGATTTTAAGTCAGGACAGGGCGAATACGAACCGTGCATATGGGTGTCAATCAAAAGCCTGCGTAGTCAAGCATTCCGTATAGAAAGCTATTTGCCCAGATACGGAGCACTGTACGACAAACTACCTTTACATGCCTATGTAAGCAGAAACACCGATTTAGAGCCAGACAAGTTTGTACCACTCGATACACTGCAAATATGGGACTGCTTCAGCTATGATATTGCTGTAATACAAAAGGCGTTCTTACGTAATCTTTCCTGCGAGTTCTATGCCAAGGATCGTCAGCTACACAAAGGCGACTATATGTTTACCGTAGACAATGCTAGTCCAGATCTCAATGTTATAGACACTAGCTACTCAGAGTGGCCCGAAGATCACAAAAGTTTTAACTTTATACAACTAGATAATGGACAATATGCCGCACAGCCCAATAATCGTTGCAGATTCTTTGATGCAGCCAGTAACCCTAAAGAAATGTTATTTCCAGATTTTAAAGTTGCTACAAAAAAATGGGTTGTAGAAACAAACCCCAAATGGCGATTGGGCGACTCCGATACAGTAACTTACGAATAAAAGTTTGACACTGTGGTTGCATTAGTATATACTTAATGTTCACAGGAGATTAATTTATGTCAAAAGCATTCGGTGCACCAGAGCAAGCAAAGATTAAGCAGATTGTCGCAGAAGGTATGACAGTTATGCAGGAAATTCAAGACCTAACAGAAGGTTTGAATGAAACAATCAAAGCTGTTGCAGAGGAACTTGAAGTCAAGCCAAGCGTTATCAAGAAGGCTATCAAGATTGCACAAAAAGATACATGGGATCAAGTATTCCGTGAGTTTGATGATTTGGAAACTATTGTTGATATTAGCGGCCACAGCTTCCGTAAGGAAGACTAATGGAGTTTATCCAAAGAATATATAATTGGGCAAGGACTGATTATCGAGAATGGCCGACACGGTTTTCATTAGAAATTGCTGCCTGGTTAATGAGTCTTGGTTGCTCGCTGACATTGGCAGCAGGAGCAACTGATCCCTTATTTTTCTATCTGTATCCTATATTCATTTTACAATGTGCAATATTTGGATGGGCTGCTTGGACTCGCAAGAGTACTGGCATGGTAGCAAATTATCTATTGTTAGTCACTATAGATATTATCGGTTACGTTAGACTATTAAATATATAAGAGAAAGGTTTGATCAGCCATAAATGATCCGGTTGGTATTTGTAGGCCACAAACTACAAAGGAGAAAAAATGAGCTACGTCGATTCAATGTGGGATCGCGACAAGGACGTTATTCGCGTCGTTGAGCGTGATCCAAAGAAAGGCAGAATCTTTCAAGATTATCCTGCCAAATATGTATTATACTACCCAGACGCTAAAGGAAAATACCGTTCAATTTACGGTGATCCACTAAGTAAAGTTTCTGTCAAAAATTACAAAGAGTTCCAAAAAGAAACACGAATTCACTCAGGAAAAAAACTCTTTGAAAATGATATTAATCCTGTATTCCGATGCCTAGAAGAAAACTATTTAGGCAAAGATGCTCCTAAGCTCAATGTAGCATTTTGGGATATTGAGGTAGACTTTGATCCAGAACGCGGTTACAGCACTCCTGAAGATGCGTTTATGCCAATTACTGCAATTTCTGTCCACTTGCAATGGTTAGATACATTAGTATGTCTTGCAGTTCCGCCCAAGACGCTGACAATGGAGCAGGCAAAGGAGCAAGTAAAAGACTTTCCTAACACCATGCTGTTTGAAACAGAATATGAAATGTTAGAAACATTCCTAGGCCTGATTCAAGATGCGGATATTTTGAGCGGATGGAATAGTGAAGGATATGATATGCCTTACACTGTTAACCGCATCATTAAAGTTCTTAGTAAAGAAGATACTCGTAGGTTGTGTCTATGGGATCAGTTCCCTAAGAAAAGAGAGTACGAGAAGTATGGAAAAAAAGCTATTACTTATGACTTGGTTGGTCGCGTTCATCTGGACAGTCTCGAGTTGTACCGCAAGTACACCTATGAAGAGCGACACACCTATAGATTGGATGCCATCGGAGAGATGGAAGTAGGTGAGAGTAAGACGCAATACGAAGGTACCTTGGATCAATTGTATAACAATGACTTTCGCAAGTTCATCGAATACAATAGACAAGATACAGCATTGTTGAATAAGCTAGACAATAAATTAAAGTTCATTGACTTAGCTAACACACTAGCACACGAGTGTACTGTACTATTACAGACCACAATGGGTGCGGTAGCTGTTACTGAACAGGCAATTGTAAACGAAGCTCATCACCGCGGATTGATTGTTCCGGGTCGTCCTAAACGTGATGAAGATTTAGAAACACAAGCCGCAGGGGCGTATGTTGCATATCCTAAAAAAGGATTGCATGACTGGATCGGATCAATGGACATTAACTCATTGTATCCGTCTGCTATTCGTGCGTTGAACATGGGTCCAGAAACTATTGTTGGACAGTTACGCCAATCTTATACTAAGACCGAAATCGAAGGTAAGATGAATAAAGGTTCTAGCTTTGCAGCTTCATGGGAAGGTAAGTTTGGCAGTAATGAATACGAACTTGTTATGTCAAAGGATCGTGCAACTGATATCACTGTCGACTGGGAAGATGGCAGAGTTGATATACTGAGCGGTGCTCAAATCTATGAACTGATTTTTGAAAGCAATCAGCCTTGGGTAATCTCAGCAAACGGTACTATCTTTACCTATGAGAAAGAAGGGATCATTCCCGGATTGTTAAAACGTTGGTATGCCGAACGTAAAGAAATGCAGGCAAAATTAAAAGAATGTATTGCATCGGGGAATAAAGTTGAAGAAGAATATTGGGATAAAAGACAGCTGGTTAAAAAGATTAACCTCAATAGCCTATACGGTGCTATTCTTAACGCTGGTTGTAGGTTCTTTGATAATCGTATTGGGCAATCCACAACTCTTACTGGTCGACGGATCGCCAGGCATATGGCTGCGAAAGTAAATGAAGTAGTTACTGGTGAGTACAACTATACTGGCAAAAGTATCATATACGGTGATACAGATTCTGTATACTTTTCAGCTTACACAACCTTAAAAAACGAGATTAATAAGGGGCAAATACCCTGGAACAAAGAAGTCGTTGTTCAACTATACGACACTATCTCCGAAGAAGTAAATGGCACATTTCCACAATTTATGTTAGACGACTTCCACTGCCCGAAAACTCGAGGAGATGTTATCAAAGCTGGTCGTGAAATTGTTGCTATCAAAGGCCTGTTCATTACTAAGAAGCGTTATGCTGTTTTGTATTATGACAAAGAAGGCAAGCGTAGCGATGTAGATGGTAAGCCAGGTAAGATCAAAGCTATGGGCTTAGATTTGAAACGCAGTGATACTCCTGAATTTATGCAAAAGTTCTTAGAAGAAATTCTAACCAAGGTGCTTAATAATGCCCAGGAAGAAGAGATTCTAGAACGCATCGGTGAGTTCCGAAGTGAATTTAAACAAAGGCCCGGTTGGGAAAAAGGCAGTCCTAAACGTGCAAATAACATTGCAGAATATCAAGCCAAAGAAGTCAAAGCAGGCAGGACTAACATGCCAGGACATGTTCGTGCTAGTATTAACTGGAATACTTTGAAACGTATGAACGGTGACAAGTACTCAATGGGCATCGTAGACGGTATGAAAGTTATTGTGTGCAAGATGAAAGACAATCCATTAGGGTATACTTCAATTGCATATCCAGTTGACGAAATGCGTTTACCAAAATGGTTCCAAGAACTTCCGTTCGATCATAGCGAAATGGAAGCTACTATTATCAACAACAAGTTAGACAACTTAATTGGAGTTCTAGAGTGGGACTTAGAATCTACTACCCAGAACAACACATTCGGCAGTTTATTCAGCTTTGAATAAAATTTATTTGACATTATACAAATTTCTAAATATACTAAACAAAAGGATTTAAAATGAAAGACATTCTTCAAGACATCGTAGGTCACACACATAACCTTGGCTTCCTAAATATTGTGAAAATTACTGGAGACGCAAAGAAGACTAGCGTTGACAGTATGGCAGATGACCGTTCGGTTATCATGTATGCTGAAACAGCAAATCCATATCCAGACATGGTAGGTGTGTTCGGTATGCCGCAAATGAACAAGCTAAAGTATCTGTTAGATTGCCCAGAGTACAAAGAAGATGCTAAGATTGAAGTTACTACCGCAGACCGCAACGGAGATACTATTCCAACTGGTTTGCACTTTGAGAATAAAACAAAGGACTTCAAAAACGATTATCGTTTTATGAATACTGACATTATTAACGAAAAGTTGAAGACTGTGAAGTTTCGCGGTGTCAAGTGGGATGTTGAGATTGAGCCTAGCGTTCAAAGTGTACAACGTTTTCAGTTCCAAGCGGCTGCTAACAACGAACACACTACTTTCTTGGCAAAGACCGAAAATGGTAATTTAAAGTTTACCTTTGGAGATCAAAGCACACACGGTGGTGAATTTATTTTTGCAACAGGTGTTGTTGGCAACCTAAATAAAGGTTGGACATGGCCTGTACAAAGTGTGTTGAGCATTCTTAAAATTGCAGACGCTAATAATGCTAAAGTAAGTTTCAGTAACGAAGGTGCTATGCAGATTACATTAGATAGCGGCCTTGCTACTTACAAATATATTATTCCAGCACAGGCATGATAAAAGGGATAACTCATTCCGGAAGATACCTTCAGGTAACTGGAGGTAGTCCTATAAGCACATACGTTCCTCCTGGAAGTCAATCAGCAGGAATGTTGCGATACAATACCTCTAGTTGTAACATGGAAGTATACGACGGTTCATCATGGAAAGAGTTATCAACAACCTATGCTAGTGTATCAATGACTACTGAGGCAGAAGCATTACTCGATTGGGCTCGAAGGAAGCGAGACGAAGAGTTTCAAATCGAAGCGTTAGCTAAAGAACATCCTGCTATTAATATTGCCTTGGATAATTTAAAGAAGGCAAAGATACAATTAGATGCTACAATAATATTAAGTAAAGAACATGAAACAACAAGTTAATTTAACCCCACTACAAAAGGACTACGCAGTATACCTACCTGCAATTAGTAGTTTCTATAGTACCTATGTTGCCAAGCAACGCCTAGAAGAGTTCGTTCCCAAAGATCGTATTCCCGCCGGCTTTGATCGCGGCATTGAAGGTATGAACTTTTTAAATCCTGAACAAGGATATTTCACATACAAGTACGGTCTATACTCTGCGGGTCACGCACAGTTAGACTTGAATAAGAGTATAACGCAGGAGTCAATGATCCAACAACGTGATCGCGGGAATACAATGATTCTGGGAGACTCCGGCGGATACCAAATTGGTAAAGGTGTTCTTAAGTTTGACTGGTTAAACTTTGAAGGTCCTGCTGCAACTAAGACACGTCAAAGTATTTTAGAATGGCTTGAGCTAACAGCCGATTGGTCTATGATGTTAGACGTTCCAACCTGGGCCTGTGATCATATTCACAGTCCAAAGACCGGATTAAAAACATTTGAAGACTGTTTAGAAAAGACTCGCTATAACAACGACTACTTCTTAGAAAATCGCTTAGGTCAGACTAAATGGTTGAATGTTCTACAAGGTTCAGATTGGGATACAGCCGAGAAATGGTATGCTGGCGTTAAAGAGTTTAGCGACCCCAAAGGCAAGTATGCAGGACGTGAAGCTGAAGGTTGGGCATTTGGTG